ATGAAATCTGAAATAGAAGCAAAATTTCTTGACATAGACCCAGAGGATATACGAACTCGTCTTAAAAACATTGGTGCTGTTTGCAAACAGCCTATGCAACTTATGCAGCGAATTATCTTTTCTACGCCTGAGATGGACGATACACATGCTTATGTTCGTGTTCGCGACGAAGGTCACCGCATTGCGATGACCTATAAACGTTTTGATGAAATATCGCTTACCGGCGCAAAAGAGGTAGAGCTTACGGTAAATGATTTTGACACCGCCGTAGCGTTTGTGGAAGCACTTGGTGTAAAAGCAAAAAGTAGGCAAGAGGCTCGGCGCGAGATTTGGATGTTAGGCGATGTAGAGGTGGTAATAGATGAATGGCCTTGGATAAAACCATATATTGAGGTAGAGGCACCAACTGAGGAGCAAGTTAAAGATACGGCGAATAAGCTTGGTTTTGACTGGCAGACGGCTGCGTTTGGTGATATCATGACGTCCTACCGAGCAGAATATCCTGGTACTGGCACGACATACGATGACATGGTCTATAACTTACCGAACATACGTTTTGGCGATCCGCTGCCAAGCATCCTCAAAAAGTAGCATATAAATAGCTTGCACATACAGGGGTTATTAGGTATAATTATCGAGGTAAAACACCTATGCGGGTGTAGCTCAGTTGTTAGAGCGCGTCCTTGCCAAGGATAGGATCACCTATCCACCTGGTAAGCGAAGCAATCAACGCAGCTAGCTATAGCCAAGCAGTTAAAAATTTATGCGGGTGTAGCTCAGTCGTTAGAGCGCGTGCTTGCCAAGCACGAGGTCCCGGGTTAGAGTCCCGGTACCCGCACCAGTGTTAGTAAACGGAAATCCGTCTCCAATTTAGGAGGCGGATTTTTTTATTCGTCGTGAAGTAGTGGCATTAGGGGCTGCTAGTTACGATCTATTACTTAGGAATCAAAACTCGAACCCCCTCTTGTCGCTAGAGGGGGTTTTTCTGATCCCGGAGCCATAAATAGCAGTTTGTGACCGGGACGGGGAAAATCCCCAACTTGGGAGATTCATGAAGTGGTGTGGAACTTAGGCGGGTCGGCTTCCGGCCCGCCCGGGAAACAAAAACCAAAAACAGAAAGCGATTGAAATGAGAAGAATACCAGTAGTAGTAAACGGACAAATCGTAAGATACATGACTCCGCACCAATACAGGAAAGTCTCATTTTGGAGAAAGCACCAAAAAACGATATGTGAATGGGGAACGCTTTTAGCACTCATCATGGCAATCGAATTGATGTTTATCCAGGCAGTGTAAATTAACTAATCCATAGGAGGTAAAGAACTATGGCTAATACAGAGAAAGAAGGACAGGCTATAGCTTCGCAAAAAAAGATTGCGATCTATAAAGAAGTCGTCCCTCTAACCGTCGGCATGTTTGCTGACGATACAAAGCTTAGCAAAGAAAAAATGATCGCAACATTACATCGCTCCGTTTTAGGTATCACTAAAACTGGCGAGCTGCGACCAATAAATGATCTTAAATTATTTTTAACTATTGCTAATCAATATGGATTAAATCCATTTAAAAAAGAAATCTACGCAACCTATGTCTGGGATTCTAGCAGGGGCCGTGAGGAACTTACACCAATAGTTTCAATCCATGGATTGCGCAAACTTTGCCGTAATTCGTCGTTACCTCGCTATACCCATACGGGTGCGGCTACCTTGGAATTTGATGCAGACGGCACAATCATAAGCGCTACAGTGCCAGTATTTGGCTACTTTGGAGCCAGTCTGCTTTCACCAGTACAACCAGTCGAAATTACAAGTTACACTGCCTATTTTGATGAGTTTGCACGTAAGAAAAAGGACGGCGACCTCAATAAAATGTGGAACGAAAAACCACGCATGATGCTCACTAAATGTGCAGAAGCTAACGCGTTACGTCAAGGCTTCGACATCAGCGGTATTTACATTGAGGAAGAGATTGCAAACGATAACGTCATTGACGTAGACCCGGAGGCAAATAATGGCTAGGGTTGAACATTTAAGCTATTCATCAATCCTTACGTTTCTGCGCAACCAGGTTGAATTCCAGAAGCGATATATTGCCAAGGTTTGGGACAATGCAAAATCACCATCAATGGTGGTTGGCACGGCGTTTCACAAGGCCATGGAGGAATTTTACCTTGGACATCCAATGCAGGAATCAATCACCGCAGGACTCCGAGAAATTGAAATCACCAGCGATTACGAAATTGATTACGGTAAAACCGGTAGTCGCGAGAAAATGATTCAAGAATACACATCACTAGTCAATAAATATTTTGAGGAATGCCCAAAGTATGACGTTGTTGATGTAGAAAAACGCCTAGAATCATCAGTTAATGCAGTACCAATGGTGGGTGTCATTGACCTTGTAGTGCGCAACAGTGGCAAGCTAGCCCTAGTTGACCACAAAACGGTCTCGTTCTACTCACCAGAGGGAGAAGAGAATTACAAATATTTGCTCCAAGGGTACATATACCTTGTGCTTGCTGAAAATGAGTACGAGGAAAAGATTGAATCGGTAACGTTCAGCGAGATCAAAAAAAGCATTAACCGTGATGGCACGCCACAGCGACGAGAAGTTATATATGATCGTGAATCGCTACTAGCATTTGCTCCGGTTGCGCAAAAGATTATCACCAACGTATTTTCATACGTCAATGACGACAATGCTCGGTTCTTCCCCAACCCATCAGACATACTTAACGGCCAAGCATCGATGGAACTGGTGTCAAACATGGAAGAGGGTTTTGAAGCTAAGCGAGTTAATCGCCAGGTTAAAGTTGCTGATAAGTTTGCTCCTCGCAATGTGACAATCGACATCGATGAAGCAACCGGCAACAACGAAGATCTGATACTACGAAAGTTCATAGAGTTTGGGATCGGTGGCGTTATTGGCACCACCTACAAAGGCGCGTCGGTGATTCGCTACACGTTCAAGCCTAACCGCGGCATATCAATGAACAGCATCGCAAAGCGCGGGGATGATCTTGCCATAGCTCTAAAGTCGAAATCTGTACGAATTGAGGCACCTATTGCTGGCACCGACCTCGTAGGCGTTGAAATTCCAAACGAAGACCGCCGCACGATCAATTTAGAAGACAGGCACCTTAAACCCGGCACGATGGAAATCCCATTAGGTGAAGATATCTTTGGTAAAACTCATTACTCCGATATTACAAAGATGCCCCATCTCCTTATTGCTGGTCAAACTGGCTCTGGTAAATCAGTAATGATTAACGTCATTCTCGAAGCGCTAACAAAGCAAATGACGGCAGATGCATTAAAGCTGGTTCTGATTGATCCAAAGCAGGTGGAGTTGGCAGCATATTCTCGCAGCCCACACCTATTACGTGAAGAGCAGCTTAGATTCAAAGGCATAATAACCGACTCGGTAACTGCATCAAACGCGTTGGACGATATGGTTAGGCTGATGGAATCTCGATACGAAGTGCTTCGCAAGGCGCGAGTACGATCCATCGAAGAGTACAAAAAGGGTGATATGCCTCGCGTCGTAGTAGTGATTGACGAGTTTGCCGATCTTATGATGCAAGACACGAAAATGGGCATTGAATCGGTTGATTATGACGTGTTGAAAGAATGCATACTTAACAATCTTGGAAGCAAGGGTATTACAAAAACCGGGCTAAAAAAGGCAGTTAAAGAGGCTATCGAAACTACCGCTCCACCTAGCTGTGAACATTCTATCGTTCGCATCGCTCAAAAGGCTCGTGCTGTCGGCATTCACTTAATACTTGCAACACAGCGGCCAAGCGCGGATGTTGTGACCGGTCTGATTAAAGCCAATGTTCCGACAAAGATCGCATTTAGCGTGACTACTGCCATGAACAGCAAGATCATTCTCGACCAATCCGGCGCCGAAAAGCTAACTGGCTATGGTGACATGCTTTATCAAGATCCAAGGTCTAAAAACCTTGAACGTTTACAGGGGTTCTATATATGAAAGCTATCCACTGCCCTGAGTGCGGGAGCCTAGCGGAGCTTAACCAGCATCCTCATAAAGATGCAGGAATCTGGGAATGTACCAATGAAGAATGTGGCGCAACCGATACTTGTCCACATGAGAATCTGCACATAGAAAAAATCTCTACCGACTATATGCGCAATGGCGAGATCGATCAAAGAGATTCTGAAATATATGTCTGCGACGACTGTAATTGTGCCATACCACTCGATGTGGCAAATCCAGCCGAGGACGTAAGCAGGGCATTAGCCATGACATAACAAAAAACGGAGGGTAGAGAAATGGCGGGAACACGCGCCGGTGGTAAAAAGGCCGCAGCCACCATAAAGAAAACATTCGGCGAAGATTTTTACAGGGAGCTTGGTCGAAAAGAAAACGTTGCAAAGGGGTTTGCATCGGAGAAAGTTGATAAAAACGGCATGACCGGCTATGACCGAGCAAAAATCTACGGATCAATTGCAGGCCAAATATCATCTCGTAAGCGAGTCCTAGGGGGTAAGAAAAGTGAGATGGCGAAAGATAACGCCTAAAGCGATCGTACAGAGTAAACAGCGTAGTTTATTCGATCAGGCGGAACGCAAAAAACAGGAAGGCATAAACGCATCCTACAATCGTACATCGACAATTTGGAAAGAGGCAGCTGCCGAAGCTCTGATTGCAGTAGCTAAGGCAAACTATCAATTTACAAGCGACAAAGTATGGGAATATCTTGCATCAATAGGTGTCCATACCGGCGACAATAGAGCGCTCGGAGCAGTAATGCAGGCCGGCCGCCGATCGGGTGTTATCGAATTTACCGGTAGCTATCGCCCAACAATACGACCAGTCGGCCATAAAAGTCCAAAGGCAATATGGCGGAGCAAAATCTATGTCGGATAAGCCATCTATTTTGTCGAAGCTATCGCGTATAAGAATACGGTTTGAGCTTTTGCCGAGTGATCCATTTAAGGATCGAGAAATTGTACATATACCAATCAAACAAATGGGTATCTCGAAAGTGGTACACGTTCGTACATCAACTAATAAAACTTTCAGAAAGGACGAGCATGGCAATTTTAAATACACAACCAGTTAGTTACCAAGACCGCGCAGTAAAGATTCCAAAAAGGAGCTTTCTAAAGAGGACAAGGTACGCATTAATGCGTCGTAAGCAGCTTGTTGAACACAATCGAGAGCAACGACGATTATTACACGAATCATTAGAAAATTTAACCGATCCAACATTTCTACAGAGGGTCGAGGAAGATCAGAGAGTTTATGGAAAGTAATAACGAAGACCCATACACGCAAGCATTTATCCTACGTTTGGACGCATCAGCTGCGCGCAAAAAGGCTCTGTTCTTTATCGTTCTAGCTGTTGTGGCCGGCCTATCGCACATCGCATGGTTGGTGGTCGTTCTTTCGGCAATCGTTGCAGTCCTATTGGCTATATCAATTGCCTTAAATGGCGAAGCAAAAAGGCTGTGGCCACAACAGAAAGAAACGAAGAAAAATGAAAAGCGCAACTAGAGAGAAACAACTAGATCAGATTATTGATTTATTGCCTACTCGCTCGGAGCGCAAGGCAGCTGCAAAACATTTGGCTTTTCTCGAAGAACAGATCGCGGAACGCCAAGCGTCTGGCGAATCAACGCAGGTAATGCGCATTGCACACGACAGTATTACCAAATTGTTGAAGTTGTCGGATGCAGTAAGGGACACAAAGGTTGCTACGGCTGGTAACAAAAGCAATAGCTAATCGTGCTCAGGTGAGCAGCCTCATGCGGACTGCCACACCTGGATAGGATACACCCACTACCAGAAAATTAAATAAAAAGGGTGCGGAGGGAAAAATGATATCACCAACACTGGTGCGCAGAATCAGAAATGAAGTGCCGGAAGAGGGGTTTGTACTTGACACGACAGAGCGGGAATTTATGAATGCCGCTCGTTATTTGAAGGACGATCTCCGTGCTAGCGATGATGATGTAATCAAGATGTTACGTGGCCTCTACGTTGCCATGAGCGAAGAATATGGGGCATAGGGATGTCTTATTCTTCTACTCGGTCGAGTTCGTCACGATCATACAGTTCAACAAGATCGTCGAGTTCATCGAAGTCGTCTAGCTCGGGCTATAGTTCCACCCGATCATCGTCAAGCAGCTCTAGCGGTTACAAATCGACTAGGCCGAGCACGCCCATCACAAGATCAAACGTTTATAGCATGACAACTCCCACCCAGCGCACAACGGTTATAAACAACTATCACAGTGACATGTATGGCTTTAACAGCTTCTTCCATCCTTTTGGCTGGGGCTATGGATCGGGTGATTTCTGGTTTTGGATGTGGATTTTTGACAATAACCAGTTCAATCAGAATACCCAAATTGCTCAGGCTACCAATGTGAACGTAAATCAACCGCCTGCAAACAATTTCTGGGCTGATGCATTGTTGATAGCTATTGTTATCGGCTTTGTAGCTGCCGTTTGGGCAATAACACGTCGCATTAGGCGCGGCTGGTAAACGGGGTCTATGGTGGAAAAAATATCGCATAAGACATTTGAAATTCGCGCTACCGTCCATGTATGGATAGAAAATCAGGGCGGCCGCTATGTAGTTATGCAAAAGATGGGCATGGTTGGTGGGATGCCAATTGAATTGGGCGCACATCCCTCTCTTGTACACGCTATGGCGAACGAAGATGCAATTATGGCGATTATGACACCGAATATCATAGAGGGCTCAGTACAAGACGTAACAGAGTTTGATAAACATAGGAGCAATGAACAGTGAAAAAGCAATTAACGAATAAAACGGTATACATGCCCAACCCATTCGTGAAAATTACGGTGACAAATAAACCGGTCCTGGATGAAGAGGTTGGACAGATTGCCGGATATGACGTGTCGGTAGACGTAAAGATAAAGCGAAACCTCATGCCCAGCGAAGTCAAATTTGCAAGCGATGATGATATTGCCGATTTTATGGCGACAGTCAATTACGATGATCCGCAACTAAGTTTACCAATTGGAAAGTAGAAAGGAAGAAAATGATATTTAATCCATTAACGGACAACATTATCGCCATGCCAGAAGAGGCGGCAAAACAATCAAAATCAGGCATCCTCTTCACCACCGGCACCACACGTGAACAGCCGCGCATTGCGGAGGTCAAAGCTGTTGGTCCAAAGGTAGAACACTTGAAGGTCGGTGATAAGTTCCTATTTCAAGCGTTCGCTGCGGCCGAGCTAAAAGTCGGTGATGATAATTACATTGCCATCCGTGAAGAATTTGTAATAGCAACTATTGGAGAGAAAGAATAATGTCAAAAAAAGTATTTTACGATGAAGATGCGCGCAAACGAATCCTAGCCGGTGCTGAGCTGCTATACAATGCAGTTAAAGTGACCATGGGCCCTAGAGGTCGCAATGTAGTGATTGGTAAACAATACGGCGGAGCTCCGAAAGTTACGCACGATGGTGTTAGCGTTGCGAGGTCTTTTGAGCTTACAGACACCGAAATGACCATGGGGTATGCCACGGGTGTCGAGCTTATAAAGAGCTCATCTGTCAAAATGGACGAACTAGGTGATGGTACTACTACCGTGACTGTCCTTACATATCACATCCTTAATGAAGCAAACAAGCTGATCGCAGTTGGCCATAATCCTATGCAGCTACGTGAAAGTTTGGAAAAAGCAGGATATGCTGCGCTTGATGCACTCCAAGAGATGAGCGAGGATATCTCGCAGGATTCTCGAAAAGTTGCCGAAGTTGCGACAATTAGTGCCGGCGGCGATGTCAAAATTGGCGGCATGATTGCTGATGTTATGAAAATTGTTGGCAACGAGGGTGTTGTCACCGTGGAAGCTAGTCAAGGCACACAGCTTGAATCAGAGGTTGTTGAGGGTTATACATTCGATCGTGGTTACGTTAGCCCATACATGGTTACCGATGTCGCACGCATGGAGGCGGCTTATAATCAGCCACTAATCCTAGTCACGGATAAAAAGATTTCAAACATTCAGGAGATATTGCCACTACTTGAAAAAATGGCAACTGCTGGTAAAAAAGAGCTCGTTATTATTGCGGAAGATGTTGACGGTGATGCGCTCGGCAGTCTCATCCTAAATAAGATCAAGGGAGTATTCAATACGGTTGCCGTCAAAGCACCTTCTTATGGTGAAAACCGCAAGGAAGTTCTAAACGACATTGCCGCACTTGTTGGTGCTGAGGTCGTAAGTGAAGCAACAGGAATGGCGTTTGCGGATGTAGATATTGCATCTCTAGGATCAGCTCGTCGTGTATTAGTGAAAAAAGACAGTACTACGATCATTGAGGGCAAAGGCGATGCAAACCACGTTGCAGAGCGTATTGCGCAGCTGAGCGACCACATTGAACATGCTGATGGTGAGTTTAAGCGCGACAACCTAAAAGAGCGCAGGGCTGCACTAAGTGGCAAAGTAGCTGTTATTAAGGTCGGTGGTATTAGCGAAACAGAAATGAGCGAAAAGAAAGATCGTGTTGACGACGCTGTGGCAGCGGCTAAAGCTGCATTGGCCGAGGGAATCGTGGCTGGTGGTGGCGTAACGCTACTTAATGTCGCCGATAGGCTGGAAAGCGATGAGACGGGCTATAAGCTATTAAAAAATGCGCTACAAATGCCGTTCCGTATTCTTCTTGAAAATGCTGGTATTACACCGGAAGAATGGCTGCCGCAGATTCGGGGCAAAGTTGGTATGGGTATAAATGTTAATAATCCCGAGAAGGTTATCGATCTTAAAAAGAACGGTGTGATTGATCCAGTGCTCGTTACTAAGGAAGCTATCCAAACTGCCATTTCTATATCTGGAACAGCTATGACAATGGGTGCATTGGTTGTCGAAGAGGCAAAAGACAACAATAACAACGCAGAGGTAGCATAATGACCGAGATATTGGTTGCAGGCGCGGCTGAGGGGAATAAACCCCCTCAGCCTAAAGAGATTCAGGCAACAGTTATGTTCCAGGATGAGAACTATACAATTTTACGAAACAAAGATGGCGTTACGGATCAAGATATACTCGATATGCCCGTGCATCTTTCCCTACTTTCATTTGGCATGATGGACGCACGAAACTATGTTGAAAAGGTTGGGTATAAAAGCTACATCAAAGCTCTGAGGCAAGTCAAAAAGCATTTCGATCGTCAATTCAAAACTCAGCTTGCTGCCGCATCAAAGATGAAGCAGGAACGGTTTATTAGTCATGCCGACGAATAAGGAAGAGTTAGAAGCCCTATGGTATATGACATTGCCCGTGGTCAACCTTGATGCGGAACCAAACACTACGGAACAGATGTCAAAAGAAGAGTGGACGATAAGAGCCGATCGATTAATCACCGCCCGCGAAAAGGTGGCATGGGCTAAAGGCTATGACCAAGGTTGTATGGATTCAACACCTAAAAATAATAAGAATATTCGCAGTAAAGATTATAACCTTGGATATCATGCAGGCTACAAAGCCGGCGAGCATCATGCTGCCCAATCCAGAAAGAACAATAAATGAATCAAATTGTAATAGCTTTCGATTGTGATGGTACACTTGTCACTACGTTTAGCCAGAAAAGCGGCAAAATTGTAGCAAATGAGCGCATTCGCACCCTACTTATTACGCTCGCCTCTATGAAAAACACCAAGATTGTTGTTTGGAGCGGTGCAGGTGAGCTATGGGCGCGGCAAGTCGGTGCGGCAATCGGCATTGATAAATATGTCGATCTTTACGCGTCAAAGAACTATGTTGGCAAAAACGATGAGGGCGACCCATTATTTTCGCCGGAAATGATGCCCGACATTGCCATAGATGATATCCACGATTGTGAACTTGGCGTAATAAATATGATTGTGAGGGAAAAATGAGTGAGGAATATAAACATGCTCTTTATGAGGCTTTCTTAAAAGATACGCCCATAAAATACGAAAGCGTTACTTATGAGCAATGGCAACAGATGCACAAAACTCTAACGGGTTGGATAATTGCAATTACACCTGTGATCGAGGCTGTATCAGTTAGCATGAAATCGTTAGTTAAGGAGTTAGACGCTTTGATTGGAGGCGTAAAGGATGAACGTAACAGATAATCGCTCACTCGACCGAGCGGTAAAAATTGGTTCATGCGAAGCTGGCATGTGCCAAGGGCAAGCAGTGGCAGAAATATCGCTGGACACCCTGCAAATTGACCCACAAACGTTCCAATCGCGGGCTGTGCCTAAAAGCGTTAAGGTTTGTATGAAACACAAATCGGAATACTTTAAGTATCAGGAGGGATTGCTAGACCGCATCAACCCAGAAAGGAAAAAATATGGCAAAAAAGGCAACCAAACAACGTGGCCCAAAACCAACGTGGACTACGCCAGCCCAATTGCTCAAAGATTTCGAGCTCTTTCTGCATGATCAGTCGCCGCATCCAGTAAAGGTATGGCGTAATGTTCGGACATTGAAGAAAGCGCGGGCACACATCAAAAACCCGCGCCCATCCGATTACGAATATCGCATTGAGAAAGTCGAAGAGCTGTCAAAGCAAGGTGTGGTGACTATAGTACAATTTGCCGCATGGAAAGGAGTGCATCGCACCACCATTACCACCGGTTATTCTGAGGGTGACTATAAAGAGGCATACCAGCACATTCTAGCGGTTTGTGAGGCATTTAGTGAAACGTATCTATACGATACCGAAAATCGTAACTCAGCGGGCGTGATCTTTTCGATGAAGAATGCCTATGGTTACACTGATAAAAGCGAAATGGAGTTATCTGGCTCTGTTAATCAGCCGCTTAGCGAAGAGGCCAAAGCTATACTTGCCAAGGCAACGAGAGCGAGTGAAGATGGCTCTACCGAGTCCTGATATTTTAATTAAGCAGGTTGGCGAGATTCAAGCGAAGAATATCTATCGTGAGTATTTTCGTGACCCCGCCAACCTAGAGGAGTTTGCCGAGCTCTTTAATTCGTATGTGCCAACGCACCTCGCTGGCTTCCACGGTGAATTGTATGATTATTACGAAGCAGACGGTAACTTTGCTGGCGCCGCGCCTCGTGGTTTTAGCAAATCAACTGTAACAGATACCGTATACCTAGCACATCGCATGCTCTATGCTCGTTCGCACTTTGCGCTGCTTATATCAGACACCGTTACACAGGCGGAAGGGTTACTCGATGGTCTCAAATCTGAACTTGAAGGCAATGAAATGCTGTTATGGATTTACGGCAATGTTCAAGGCCGGATTTGGTCAAGCGAGGGGCTAATCATAAATGCTTGGAGCGAAGACGGCAAACGCCATTTGGTAAAGATTTTGCCGCGCGGTGCTGGTCAGAAGCTGCGTGGACTCAGGTTTAAACAATACCGACCCGATTTTGTCATTTGTGACGACCTCGAAAACGACGAAATGGTTGAATCGCCAGAGAGGCGAGAAAAGCTAGCAAACTGGTTTAAGCGTGCGTTATTGCCAGCCCTTGCTAAGGATATTAGTAAAATTATCTATATTGGCACGTTGCTGCACCGTGAAGCACTGCTTGCAAAGGCTCTGCGCGGCGAGGATGTGTTTGCTGGATGGAATAGGCATAAGTGGCAAGGAATACTCCCAGACGGCACCAGCCTATGGCCTGAGCGCTTTACTGTTGATTATCTAACTGGAATGCGCGACGATCCAACGCACTCGCTCTATATGGGCCCTATCGTATGGTCGCAGGAAATTCAGAATAACCCGATCAGTGAAAAAGATCAGATTATTAAACCGGAATGGACGCAGAGTCGCTATGCGCTTAATGACCAACTGATGAATTGGGCGGCGCAAATGAATGTCAAAGATCCCGAAGTGGCGCTACGTTCATGGCTTAAAACACACTTCAAACGCGTTATCTCCCACATCGATCCGGCCATATCCGAAAAGGAAACGGCAGACTATTGGGCAATGGTAACGGTTGGTATTACGCATAAGTGTCCTATTTGTGAGGGTGGTGGTAGCAATCACATTGTTATATTGGATGTTGACCGATTCCGCGAAGCAGACCCGGAAGTGCAGGCACAAGTGGTTGGTGATTCGTTCCTACTGTGGAAGCAAGACAAACTGAAAGTTGAAACGGTGGCATACCAGGCTGGTTTATATGCGATCATTCAAAACATTGCAAGGAAACGCGGCATACATATCCCAATATGGAAATGGAAGCCAGACCGCAGCAAACGACGACGCGCAATATTGCAAAGTGGGTCATGGGCTGGTGGGCTCGTACACATTCGCACCGACATGCCACTATCAGGTGAATTCATTGAGGAGGTACTGCAATTCCCACAGGGCGAGCACGACGACATGTTTGACGCCTACCTAGGTGCAGCAGAAGAAACGGTATTGACCACACAACGACGGGCATTCCAAGACAAGCCTAGAGGATTGTAGCAGCAGTGGTATAATTGCTTTATGACAAGAATCACTCAGAAAAGCCCAAACCAATTTGTATTTGAATCCGACCACGAACTAGAGTCTCATTTTTCCCAGGTTAAACAATTCGATTTCATGGGCAAACGCTATATGCTGGATGGTAATATCGTAGCCGTCCAAGCAGTTGATCCTGAATATTCGTTTGCTTACGCGGTGAACGTTACGCTTGTATCTTAGGTTGGATCAATGAGGCCGAGAGCACGATTCAGTATTTTCAATGGTAAACGCTTTATGGGCGACATTGATATTGTTGGGTATCCGGCAAAGCAGAAGAATGGTAGCTGGTGGATGCTAACAGGATTTATTTTGAGTGGTTTGGTGGTCTTATTGTGTCTATACCTGCTGTTCTATCTCATCTTTTTACAATAATTTGTTAAAACTCTATTTGTGGCGTCTCTGGGAGAGGTGTGAAATACTAACGCGCACTAAATATTCATCACCATAAAAAGGGACTAAATGTGTGAGCTCATAACTAATAGTGTTATGGTTGATTAAAAAACAACACGACAACACAATTACAGATATGGCGAGCTCTCAAAAGAACAATATTACTCCTCTACCTCAAATTACCCCTGTAGCAAGTTCCGACTCTGCTGCCGTTACGGGGCGCACAACCGGTTCAAAAGTCTCTGCCGGTGCTGGTAAACCGATTTACCCATATCCTGATCAGCAACCGCGCTTGGACCGCTATGCGTTCAACTCCTTGCTATTTGATGGCAATCACTTTGACGCTTTCAAGATCAAAATTGGTAATGATGCGTACAATAAAAACTATTCCCGCTTGCGCTACATCGTTAATAACTTCCCGGGATTGATCAGCAAGATCTGTGCCGACATGATGTTTGGCGACAAGCCTCGCATTACGTTGCCAGAGGGCGCTAATAGCGACGACAACGCCGATTGGCTCGAAAACTGGTTGCATGACACTGATTTCTTTACCACGTGCTACGAGTCTGCCATGACATCCAGTTATAAGGGCGATACGATATTTAAGTTGCGTGTCGGCGAACTGCATGATCCCACAAAGCCTAGCGTGATTGTCGAACAGCTACAGCCCGATTTTTATTTTCCGAAGATAGATCCAATGAATGTGAGCGCCGACCCAAAAGAGGTTGAAATTTCGTTTGTTATTCAGATCAATGGTGATGATTACCTACGTAAAGAGATCCACGAAGCTGGATACATCCACAATGAGCTCTGGAAGCTTAATGGTAAGGAGATTACTCATCAAGTCCCACTTGAAATGCTGAACGATCCAGACTTAGAGGACGAGGAAGCAACGGGCGTTAATCGCCTACTATTGGTACATAACCCAAACTGGAAAGACGGGCGTAGCTATTTTGGCAAGGACGACTATTACGACTTAACCACGTTGTTTTATGCTATTAATAACCGTTTTTCTAAGATCGACAACATTCTCGATAAGCACAGTGATCCGATTCTTGCTATCCCAGAAGGTATCTTGGACGAGGAAGGGCGTGTTAAAAAAGAGAACCTTGGACTATTTGAAAAAGGCCAGGATGGCGAAACACCTGAATATATCGTATGGAATGCCAGCCTAGAATCGGCATTTAGCGAGATCGACCGCCTGCTTGAATCGCTATACCTATTTAGTGAGATTTCACCGGACGCAATGGGCCAATTCAAAGACGCAACAGCCGCTAGTGGCCGTGCCTTGAAATATCGTATGATGCGTACCGTTGCTAAGGTAAAGCGAAAGCAAATGTACTTTGATCACTCGATTAAAGAGGTTATTTACCTTGCTCAAATGCTTGCTCTTGAACATGGCGTTGAGGCGCTTGGATCAAAGTATACTGGTGCGCCAGAGATTCCATCAGTGGAGTGGAAGCACCCAATACCACAGGATAGCTACGAGCAAGCCCAAGAGGAAGAACTACGCCTCGCTAGTGGCAATCAGACACTCAAAGATAGCATTATGAACATTGATGGCCTTACTGATGAGCAGGCAGAGGAAAAAGTAAAAGAAATCTACGCCGAAAAGGCAAAATACGCACCGAGCATTGTAGTTCCTACGGCTGGTGATGGCACTCCTGCGGAGCCAGGTATAGCAGTGCCCGGCCAGTCGCCAAAGACGACGCCAAGCGGCCAACCAAAAACCGATCCATATGCTACTGATATAAAAACACCTACTACTCCAAAACCAGCTAATGCGAGTTAGGAGTGAATGATGGCACAGCCTTTATTCCCCCAAAGTATCGAACTCAATCAAAGTCAACTGGACGATTTAGATCACTTATTTACGGACGCTACGAATGATTTAGAGCGTTCTGTTCGCGCACTTAATAGCGGTAGTCTTAACCGCGCACAGCTCGTTACGGTACGCCAACAAGTACAGAGTCGATTACAGCAGCTCGGAAATAGTGTCGGTGCCTGGGTGTCGATCAACGTGCCTGATCAGTACATACAAGGCCAGCAAGACGCAGCTAGACAGCAAGCGTCATTTGGTAATAAAGCGGCCGCCGGTTTGATACTTGGCGCTATTGCCTATGGCTCATATGCAAAGTATGCCGATAGTAAAGTGCTAACCACCGCCAAGATCATAACGCCTACGCCGCAAATGTTCGATCTGCAAAACCAAGCAATTGAAACCATTGTTAAGGATATGAGCACTAGCTTTGGCAACACGCTCACCTATATGTCACGCTCAACGGATGGCATTATTAGTCGCATACAATCACTTGGCATTCGTCGAGCCATTGCCGAAGAAACGAAGAGTGGTGCCGGTACGGACGCTATTAGTAGGCAAATTGCATCCATGATCGAGAACAATGGTATTTTTGGTCTGGTTGATAAAGCTGGCCGTACATGGTCACCGGAAGTGTATGCCGATATGTTGGTTAAAACAAAGCTAACAGAAGCACGCAATAACGGATTGATGAACTCATTACTCAGCGTAGGCCAAGACTTAGTGGAAGTATCAGCACATGGCGCAACAGACGCTTGTGGCAACTGGGAAGGTCGCATTTTGTCGATCACTGGCTATAGCAAGCTTTACCCAAGCGTGCAGGATGCAAGTATGGCCGGACTCTTTCACCCACGTTGTAAGCACACGCTGAACGCAGCGCCAGCAGATACCTATCCGGATCAATACTTGCCGAATTCGTCGGCGTCATTAGAGAACGTCGATGCTATGGCTACAGTTGCGTAATGTCTGCGCGAGCCTTTGCAAGATCGCTCTTGTAGGCGTCCTGGTCGCTGGTTACTTTTGCGCTGTCGCTATCCGTTGGATTGCCAAGCGTCTGGTCGTCCAAAACAGCCTTAGTGTCGCGAGTATAGTTCTGAATATCGGTATAAACCTGTTGGATATCTGTATTCCATGTATCAAGCGCGGCTGGTTGTGTTTGGTGTGCGTTGAAATAAGCATTGCTTGCTTTGTTATACTCGGGCGTTATAGTGTCGTATTTTACGCTGTGTTCGAGATCATCCCAGAATTGGTGGAATGAGCTAGTGGAGTTTGCTGCATCGCTTTGGCCGGCAGCAGATTGCACGTTGTTCATTAGGTTGTCTTCCCAATTCGTTTGATTGGTCATAATAGGAGTAACTTGTGTTTTTAGATCGGCAAGTGATGTCGTAGGTGCCTGGTTTGTAGCGGTAGTTTGTGAGCTTTTTGCATCTGCCGTAGTTTTTGGCTTATTGAAGTTACTGACGAGTGCAGAGATGCCCCAGATTATAAGCGCAAGTACCACAACAATGATTACGAGCCCTATGGCTATTTCGCGGGGTGTGCCCTTTTTATTTTTACTGTGAGTTTGCAGATCAGCCATGGACTCTCCCTAATAGAACTATTATTAACACTACAATAACCGATCCACATTGCTTCGTCAAACTGCTATGGTTGACCTATTTACAACGTCTGCTTGACAATCACGATTGAACCAAGCAATAGAGTGGGCTGACCACTTAAAAAACTGAAGCGAGGAATCACATGACCGTACAAAGCGGAGCAGGAGCAAGTGACGGAGCTGGAAACGGCAATGGCACGGGTTCCGATGGCGCAGGCACAGGCGATAGTGCAAATCAGAACCAAAATCAGAACCAAAACGGTGGTGCAAACAACCAAAACGGCAATGGTGGCGGCTCTAGCTTCGATCCTGAAAAGGATTTAACAAAAGAACAATGGGAAGCCATTTACGGCTCTGGCCGATTCAAGCAATTGAACGATAAAGCCAAGCAAGCCGATACCCTTCAAAAAGCAGCTGATGAAGCTGAGCGGAAACGCCTCGAAGACGAAGGAAAGTGGCAGGAACTGGCGAATAAGAATGCTCAAACAGCCGAGCAATACAAAACTGTAGCCCTCAATGCCGAAATCAAGGCACTTGCAGCGGCAGCAGGTAGCGTAGACCCGGCAGCAGTTGCGGCGCTTATCGACAAGTCTGGAATCTCAGTTGACGACAACCTCAACGTCACAGGCGCTGAGAGTGCCCTCAATGCTCTTAAAGAATCGAAGCCTTACCTCTTTAACAACGCTAACAACAATAATAATTCGACTCGGGTTGGTTCACCAACGAACCCCGGTAACACAAACACCGGTTACAAGTTCAAGATGTCAGAAATCAGGGATCCAAAGTTCTACGCAGAGAACAAGGTCGCTATCAAAGAAGCGATCAAACAAGGATTAGTTGACAAAGACAACTAGGAACGTAAGCCCTAGCCGCAGAGAAAGGTAAACAAAACCATGCCATACATGGATAACACAGCTGATGCCGCTTTCATACCGGTCATCATCTCAAACGAAGCTCTAGGCGCATTCGGTTCATACATGAACCTCGCAAAAACAGTATCTCTTAACTGGGAATGGACTAGCTCCACTCAGGGTGCTACCCTCCAGGTTCCAAAGCGTGGTGTTTTAACTGCCAACAGTAAAGCATCTAACGGCTCTGTAGTTGTACAGAACCCAACCGCTACAACGATTCCTGTTACACTAAACCAACACTGGGAAGTTACCTTTGGTATCGACGACGTGACTGCTGTATTGCAAAACCAGAACACGCTCGAAGGCTATGGCCAAGATGCAGCTATTGCACTTGCTGAAAAAATCGAAGGTTACCTTGCTGGTCAATACGCAGGTCTTAGCGCAACGCCAATCACGTTCGATACTACCAGCACCACAACTATTGACCAAAGTGTTCGCAAAATCCGCAAATACTTCACTGATAGTAAGGTTCCAAAGCTCGAACAGCGCAACGTGTATGTTTCAAGCGGTATTTACGATGGTCTGCTTAGCAACCCAACGTACGTACAGGCTCAGAACATCGGTTTGCTCGGCGGTAACGTCAACGAAGTTCCATTGGTTAAGGGTCAAGTGCTACCTATCCATGGCCTGCACTTCTGGGAAAGCCAGCTTGTCACACAGACTGGTACGACTCCTAGCATCGTTGACCACGCTATTGCTTACACCGAGAACGCCTTTGTATTGGCTGCTCGCCCACTTCCAAAGGTCCCAGATGGCTTCGGTGCTGTATCTGAGGTCTTCCAGGACGAGGATGTACAAGTAGGCTTCCGTACCGTTTCAAGCTTCAACCCGAACATGACAGCAACACAGATCACACTCGATGTACTGTTTGGCGCTGCCGCACTCGACGTTCGCCGAGGTGTCGAGGTTGACTTTACCCACGCCTAACAGCTAGGTAACGGACAACAAAGTGAGATCGCTCCACATGGGGCGGTCTTTCTTTATAGCGAAAGCGTAATGGTTGACTAAATAACAACATACAAGTCACAATACGGCCAGAATAAGAAAGGGGATCAGATGCCATTTTTCAAAAATGCTAAGGACGAGATTTGCCAAGTTTATGAGACCGAGGTTAAACCGGTTTTGGAAGCTGGTTGGAAAGAATTAACAGCCGTAGAGGAAGCGGAATACCGCGCAATGCTACACGGCAAAGAAGAGCTTACAAGCTCTCTCGCTATTGAGGAAGCACGTGCTAAGGCTGGCTTGCACAAGTTGTTTGGCCAAGTCGAGACTAATGTTGCTGCCGACACACAAAAAGTTGAAACAGCTGTTAAAGAAGCTGCCAAAAAGACTACTAAAAAGCCAGCAGCTACAAAACCTGCTGACACTAAAGCCCCAGCCGCAGGTGCTACTGATGCCGCAGCCAGTGCAAACGCTACGGAGGGTACGAAATAATGGCGGCCTCATCCGTACCAGGCACAGTTGAACCAACTGTCGATCCCGCAACTATCATCCCAGCTGCACACATTCCATCAGCAGCCGCTGCTGTTCAACAGAATGGTGGCCAAAATAACCCTAACGTTCTTGCAATGATCGAGCAAATGCGCAAGCAGCTCGACGCGCTTGCTGGCAATGCAGGCGGTGCAGAAATGGGCGATGTTGTCCTCGTCAACCCTTATGGTCGCATTGTCGAGGTGAGTGGTGAGTTATCTACCGAATACATGGGTAAAGTTGGTTTCCGCCGTGCTACTCCTGATGAAGAAGCAGGTTACCGCAAAGCTATTTTGCGCCAAACTCCTGAATACCTACGTCGTCAAGAGAAAAAGCGTCTCCAAGAGGAACGTGCAATGCTTGATGAGCTTGAAAACGAAGATGTTGCCGGTGGTGCATCAAATGAAGATCTAATGCGTGCAACCGTTACGGATGCTCAGAAGACCGGCGCACCGGCTCCTGCTGCACCAGCTAAGGCTCAGAGCCAAGCAACTCAGGCGCCAAAAACTGGTGAATCCGCGCAAGACGCTACGGACGCCGGCGATTCAACGCCAAAACCACCAAGCCGTCGTGCAAGGGCTCAGAGCCAAGCAACTAAAACCGAAAACACAACCCCAAAGCAATAATAATTGCTGAATTGGGCTATTTAAAGAGAGGAATATAATGAGTCGCCGTCAATACATAACTTCCACATATCTTACGAGCTATTTAGGAAGCCAAACATTGACCGGCGACTTTCCTTCTCCCGATGGTTTGATTGATATGGCCGAGCAGATGATCGACAGTTATGTTGGCCCTCAGCGCAAATGGTTCCAGCTAGACAGTTCGTTTATTGCCGGTGTTTATACTCCTCCTGATTATGAGCCAGAAACACCAGTGGTCAAAGAATTGCGTGGCCGTATTACGCAGGTTGTAAGTCCTACGCAATACATGATTGAGACGTGGCAACAGCATGCTTACCAAAATAACTTCTTTCAAATGTGTAATTTGGACATCATAGGCGGTATGGGGAATGGCAATAGCTATATTATTAGTGCTTCTACGCTTGCGGGGCAGATCACCATTACAAATATTGATGGTACGAGCCCATCGGTGGCCGTTTTTGACACAACGAGCGTGTACCGCATCTATCAGCTCGGTAAATTCCCACGAGATAGGGATGTATTCTATAATACCTTCCAAAACCCTACATTCTATTACAAATCAGTTCCTGAGCAAGTACGTGAAGCAGTTGCGGCACAAGCTGAATTTATCAATAAGATGGGTCTATCCTACTTCACGTCGGAACGCCTAACAAGTGAGCATATCGGCCCATACAGCTATACCAGGGCTGCACATTCTGTTAAAGATGATACCCTTATCGCTCCCAAAGCGAAAATGTTGCTACGCGGTTACATGAGTCGCCGAGGGACGATGATGGTATGAGTCTGCAAAATCTTCTCAATCAGAACGTTGATGTTTATCGTCGTGCTCTTACGACGGGAAGCAAAAAAGAGGTATCAAAGGTCGCAACAATTAGGATTATGATTGCGCCGATGTCCGCCAACACTACAAAGATAGCCGATATGGCGTTCGCGCGCGCATTCCAAGGCTTTGTGTTGCCTACAGCTAACGTACTCATTGGTGACTATCTCCAAGATGCAACGGGCGGCAAATATGATGTCCAAGGTGCTCGTAATTACACGATGGGTACGCAACCGTTTATTGAGCTACTACTACAGAAACAAACGCAGCAAGGACAAGTATAATGGCTGAAAATGACGACACACAACCTTATAGCCTGAGTTTTGACACGAAGGCACTCGATTTGTGGGCGTCGTACGTTGGTGGCAATGCTGGCAATATCATTCGTCTGCATACTAACCTTGCACTGAAAAACGCCGCCGGAATAGTGCAGCGTCGAGAATACAAGGAGGCGCCACGCGGCGTTACTGGTGGGCTGATTAAATCCATTCGCCAGATCGTGACAGAGGCGATTGCAACTATTGGCCCCGCCGCCAACAAGTATGCTATCTACATCGAAAAAGGGACTAAGCCGCACATGCCACCTATTGATGCGATCACGCCGTGGGCTGAGAGCGTAGGTATTAATCCATGGGCTGTGGCAATGAGCATCAAGAAGAAAGGCACGCAAGCAAATCCGTTTGTTAAGCGTACCTTTGGTGTTACAAAGGGTGACGTTAAAGCTGAATTTGCGCTAGCTACTGTACGCATAACCTCTGCACTAGCAGCGAAAGGATTTTAACCATGCAAGCATCAACAATACTCGATGATATCTATAACCAGTTAGTCACAGTGCTTGAAAATGTGGCCGATCCTATCAATACGAGTAGTAAACTATTTCAGAATGCCGATAATTCGTGGAATATCTTTGACGGCCCTCAGACTGACTATAAAGGTACGCCAGCCGCAATATTGATTCCATTGCCCGGCCCCGAAAGTGTATTTGAGACCAATTATCAAAACAAACGTGGTTATGGTTACGGCGTACTTATTGTTATGGACACAGAAATAACGAATTATATGAGTAGTCGAAAGAACATGCGTTTGATTGTTGACGGCGTACTGGACGCCCTCGACCGCAGCAACATGCTTAATGGCGTGGTTGATATCCTCAAAGCCTCCTCTTTGAAATGGACAGAGGAAGAGAGTTCACTTGGCGTAAGTATTGTTGCACCACTCGAAATCAACGCAGTTAAGTTGGTTCAAGCATCCCTAGCTTTATAGATACCGCTATGGTTGACCTATTTACAACGCCTCGCCCACACTGATGGGTATTATGGTAACCAAAGCAAAAGACCAACCAGACTCTACTCAACCAGAAGCCCCTGCTACCTCTGTGGATAGCGCCAAGGCTGAATCAGCTACCGTAGCTGCTGGACAAAATCAAGTTTACTTCGTTCCTGAATACAACCTGTCCGTGGAAGCTGAATCGTTAGAAGCGGCGGTTGAAAAAGCAAAAGAATTGAAAGGGGTGAAGTAGCATGAGTGGCAGTCCATTTAGTGGCCGCAAGGTTGCGGTAGGTATAGCAAAAGAATCAGTGCGCGGCACTGGCGTAAACCCTGCCTTTTGGCTTGGCTGGACGGCTACCGACCTTGCTGATATGGGCAAGAACCAAATGAACAAGAGTGCGATCAATGTGCTCGACGAGAACCAAAGCTCGGTTCTGGTCGAACAAACTGGTGGTGGTAAGATCGATGGTATTGTACCCGATCAGGGTATCGGTCTTGTGCTTTATTCGCTGTTTGGTGGCTATGCTAGTGCACTCCACGCTGGTGAAACGCTTGTACATGACCACACCTTTACCGAAAACCAAAGCAACCAAACCCAATCAGTTACTCTTACTCGCAAAGATCCTAACGTAACCAACCAGTTTGCACTTTCAATGTTGAAATCACTCAGCCTGGATGTTGTTGCCGGCGATTATGTTAAGTTCTCTAGTGACTGGATCACTCAGCCATCTACAACGGCTACCGTTACACCTGCCTTTGTTCAGGAAAATAACTTTATTGCCAAGAACGCTACGCTTAAATTTGCTACGACCGTCGCGGGATTAGGTGCTGCAACCCCTGTAATTGTTAAGGACGTAAAGCTTAACTTCGATAAAAAAGTTAATCCATACTTTGTCATTGGTCAAAACAACCCGAATGATATTTTTGCCGAAGGATTCACCCTTAAAGGTGACATGACTTTGCTCTATACCGACGATACATATAAAAACTATCGCTTTAATAACACACCTATGGCTGCTCTGCTCGATATCAAGAACACAGCCGTAACAATTGGTACCACGTCTAGCCCTGAGCTCCAACTACAACTATCTCAGGCCTACTTTACCGACTGGAAGCCTGCATACCCTGTTGACGGTATGGTTGAACAAACCGTCACATTCGAGGGTACATTCTCGATCAGTTCAGGCTATGAGGCCCAGGCAATATTAACGAACTTAGTAACAACGTATTAGGAGGTGTGACATGGCGTTTATCGTATCAAAAAAACTGGATCTGAATTTCTTAGGCGAAGGCTGGCAAGGCGCGTACATCAATTTCTCGCTGCCTAGTCTTAAAGAGGGGCTAGACCAAAACACACCATCAGAGGAAGAAATCAAAGCCGATCCAAAAAAGCACACGCAAGCCATGGTCCAATTCGCCGAGAAGCATTTCTTGGATGGACAAGGCTGGAATGGTAGTCAACTCGTACCTTTAAAAGCATCTGATATCCAAGAGCTGCCTACGACCGTGTTCGTGGAAGCCACCAAATTACTCATGGGGGCTCCCGACCCAAAATCGTAGAGGGGTTGGAGAAGGTCATTCTATATGGCCGCGAAAGCAACAATCCCGCAGCAACCTACTGGATAGCCCGCAATCGCCTTATGCGCGAGTTTGGGTGGTCACCAGATGTTGCTGATAAAGCGGAGACCGAGCGGAGAGATGAAATCATGCTCCACTTAAAGATATTCGAGCTCGAAAATGAGCGGCAAGAAAAAGAAAACATGAGAGCGGCACAATAATGCTAGATCAAACCATACTCGACATTATTATTAGAGCCAAGGATCAAGCCTCTGGTGTTTTCAAAGATACTGCCGGGAATATGTCCGGCATCAATAAAGCTGCAACGATAGCTGCGGGCGCTACAACGGCCGCATTTGTTGCAATTGGAGCTGCATCAGTAAAGATGGCGGCTGATTTTCAGCAACAAACAACCACCCTTGTTACGACTGCCGGTGAAAGCGAGAAAAACCTGGCGATGGTTCGCACGGGTATTCTCGACATATCATCGCAAACTGGTACATCAGCAAAAGAAATGGCTACAGCCATGTATACCATCGAAAGTGCCGGTTATCACGGTGCTGATGGTCTTACGATCTTAAAAGCTGCCGCGCAAGGAGCAAAGACGGAAAATGCCGATTTGCAAAAAGTTGCTGATGCCGTAACGAGCTCGATGCGAGATTATCATAAACCAGCTAGCGATGCGGCCGATGTTACAAGCAAGATTGTTGCGGCTGTCGGTGCTGGTAAAACGACCTTCGAGGACTTTACCGGATCTTTGCACAGCGTATTACCGATTGCGAGTGCCGCACATATTAGCCTTGAAGACATTCTAGGCGACGTTGCTAGCATGACCGTGCATGGTATGTCGGCCGACCAGGCGACTCAGAACCTTGCCAATGCAATCCGCACGCTACAAAGCCCTTCACAAAGCGCGCAGCAGTATCTTGCTTCTATCGGCATCAATGCCGCTGATCTTAGCGATAAGCTCAGTACGAAAGGTTTGAGCGGCACATTAGAGGAAGTTTCGCAGGCCATCATGCAACACATGGGGCCAAGCGGCAAAGTTCTAATCGATAGTTTCAACCAGAGCAAGTCCGCTGCGGCCGATGCACAACAAATGATCAGCAAAATGCCTGCTAACCTGCAAGCGCTTGCCAAGCAATATCTCGCTGGCTCAATCTCAGCAAAGGATTGGCGCACCGACACGAAAAACCTAGGCGCCGATCAAGCGAACCTCGCGAACCAATTCGCCAGTGTTGCCAACACTGCCGGTGGTTTCAATAACCTGCTTAAATCGGGCTCACCAACAGCTCTAACCTACTCACAGGCTCTACAAAAGGCAACTGGCAACGCTACGACTATGAACGTTGCCTTGATGCTCACCGGTGAGAATGCAGAATATACAGCCAACGCGGTGAAAGCCGTCGGCGCTGCACACGCCGAAGCAGGTAACAATGTTGCGGGCTGGCAGTTGATCCAAAGCAACTTTAATCAAGTGTTGTCTGAAGCAAAAGAGTCGCTAATGAACACGGCGATTGCATTGGGCACCGCTCTATTGCCAGCGCTCACCGCGATGTTAAAAGCTGTGATGAATGTCGTCGAACCTATTGCAGAATGGACAAATAAACACAAGAATCTCACGGCAATCATATTTACCGGTGCTACTGCCATTGCTGGTCTTACAACGGCTATTCTGTTGGCACATGGGGCATTTTCAAAGATTAGTACCTCCGCCAACCTTGTTAAAAAAGGTATTTTGGCTATCAAAGACAGTTCTATGATTGCCTCTATCGCGACAAAAGCCATGGCCGCTGCACAGTGGCTTCTTAACGTTGCCATGGATGCTAACCCTATCGGGTTGATAGTGATCGCGGTTGCAGCATTGATTGCCATCGTAATAACCCTTACGAACAGTTGGAAAAAGGTTGCAGACTTCTTTGTGCAGCTCTGGGATGATATCGTTGGATTCTTTAAAAACCACATCGAGCTAATCGTAGGCGTTATTCTTGGCCCACTAGGCGGCTTGATCGTATGGATCATTATGCACTGGAAACAAGTGAGCGCATTCTTCTCTGAACTATGGAGAGACATCGTAAATGGCGTTGGTGGTTTCATCGGTGGTGTAATTAATTTCTTTAAAAACCTTCCTGGTCAAATATTGGGCGCGCTCGGTGACGCCGGAAGCATGCTATTTGATATTGGAAAGAACATCGTCCAAGGTCTGATTAATGGTGTGACGGGTATGATCGGCGCCGCTGGTAATGCTGTTAAGAACGTAGGAAGTAGCATCGTCAACGGATTAAAAGGGTTGCTCGGTATTCACTCACCATCAACAGTCTTCCACGAAATTGGTCAAAACCTCGGCCAAGGTCTGGTAAATGGTATTACCTCAACAAAGAGTGCAGTTCAAACTGCTACTAACGGGTTGGTAAATGTACCGAATGGTCGATCAGTTGCAAACCTACCGACATCTGGTGGTGCGCTGCCATCCGCATCATACGGATCGCCGTCACAGCCACAGGGTGGCGTTGTATTTAACGCTGGTGGCATTACCGTTCAAATCGGTATGTATGCCGGTACGGCCAACGAAAAACAACAGATAGCGGTAGAAATATGGCAGGAACTCATGAAAGTAGCAAGACAGCACAACATGGCCGGTAATATCCCTAATCTCGGAGTGAGGGCGGTATAGTATGTCACTCATAACACTCAACGGAAATAGCGGTGTTCCGCAACCATCGGAATTAACCGAAGAATATTTGCACGTGCGACGAGTCCGCACTACTATAACCGGCCTATCTCGTCAGATTTGGCTTGCACAAAAAATGCAGGTAACAATGAAGTTCGAGGGCATTACACAGAGCCAGTTTAATTTGCTCAACGGCTATATTGCCGGCGGTGCTCTCATAAGCTATAGCAACTCGTCGAGTGGCTGGAGCTTTAGTGGTTTTGCTACGTCCGCACCAGATCAATACATTCGTGGTGCATCGATGCTCCGTAATATGACAATCGTAATCCTACAACAATGATATGCAAGCAGTATCCTCGACATTCCAAGCAAACACAGTCGCAGCCAACCAATACCCAACGTATGCGATTTTAATTTCGTGGCTCGAAACCATCAATACGTCCTATTCGTTTTTTACTATTGGCACCTCAAAGATCGGTGGTCCGGACGTTATTAAGGGCTCTGGCAGCTCTGTCACGTTTCTCGATCGCTATCAATATACCGACTATTCTCAGTATGGTGTGAGCGTTGACGTTAACCAGGCATTGGGCCAATATCCGTACGGCACTCTCATGGCCATGTGCACAATTAAGCTTGAAAATACGAGCCAAATATTTACGCAGGGTAACGACCCAACAATTGGCAACTACATACTGCCTAACCGACCGGTTAAGTTTACCGTTGGATTTGCAAGCGATATTAATGGTTCAAGTCGTGAAGATATAGCAATGTTTGCCGGCTATAGTACGGCGCCAGACAATGATATTTTAAACCGTGATACAACGCTCATATGTTACGACGGCATGAATTACCTAAATAACACTCCATCGGCTGGTGGTGGGCCGCTGGCGGCCGCAAATGGAGGTGTGTATGTAAATACATATGCTCATTTGATTATCGCCGATCTGATGCAAGAAGCAGGATTTTCAAGTAGTCAATATGTTATCGAACAGAGCTTGCAGCAACCCATTGGCTTTCTGGCACCAATTAACTTTCAGGGTGGCACAAATACCGGGGGTAACCAGGGGTCTATTGGTTATATTATTTCGGCACTATGTGAAGCAGAGCTTGGTATTGCATTCTTTGACGAAGCTGGTATATTTCACTTTTGGAATCGGCAACACATTCCAAACAACCAAACTGTACAATGGAAATTTGATTATAATGAGACGCTTGGTGGTGGTAATAACACGGGTATTGTTGATTATTCGATTGAAAACACACCAGTCATTAACGATGTTGTTGTAGTGGCTAACCCGCGCGCCGTTCAAGCAAAGCAAGAGGTGTGGCAGCTTACCCAACCTTTTCTAATACCAGCAGGCTCGACCGCTCAGCTCTCCGTTGATTTTACGGACGCCGACGGCGCACTGCCGGTTACATCAGTAGATACCCCTGTATATTACACATCGGCAACAAGCTCAAATTATTCCACAAACCTCAACCAAGACGGCTCTAGCACCTTGGATGTACATGGTAATATATCGATCACAGGCACAACGCTCAAAGGCTCTAACTACCTTATAACATTCCAAAATACCTATTCGCAGCCGGTCTACGTAACGTCTCTTAACTTGTATGGCACACCAGCCAAAGTAACCATGCAGATTAACCAGGAGTTTAGCGACGCCACTTCTATAGGCCTCTATGGTGCTAACCCGGCAAATAATGGTCTTCCGATTAAAATTGCAAATGATCTTATTCAAGATCCGAATACTGCAAACTCGATTGCCTACCAACTCGTTACAGATTATAAAATACCCCAACAGCGTATTGTTGCCGAGGTAATGAGTGTGCCACAGATTCAGTTTGGCGATTTTACGCAAATGACATTATCTGATATCAGCCAAACAAAGAATTATACCGTTGTCGGTAAATCGTTCACGCTTAGCAAAGAGGAGCCATTTCAACAGAAGTTGGAAATGGAAGTTAAGCAAATGGTTAGCTATTTTACGATTGGTACATCACTAATTGGTGGTACAGACCAAATAGCGCCGTAAATTACGCGCCAATCGCTATCCATGTGTAAAAACCAAAGCCAGCAGAAAAGTTACCACCAGAAGGTTTGTGTAGATAAACGGTAAAGCCTGATGCTGTGGGTAATACCGGCTTTGTTTGTACTAATGCCTCGACTAAGTTGCCGTTCGATCCATATATTTGTGATGTCGAATGGTCACCAGCAAAGCTCGTAAGGATTATGGGGGGATTTGTAAAAGGTGTCCCAAATGTCACCGTTTCACTAATAAATGTAGAGCCTGTATTATACGCAATAACGCCCCAGCCGGTTAGAATACGAGCTGCTGTTTCCGTCGTGTTCGTTGTATCATTCTGTCTAGTGGTAAGGTAGCTTGAAATCGCCGACCCTGTAACCGAGCCATTAGCCAAGTGCCTTGCAATGATAATTCCATCATTAAACCCGTTACCATTGTTGAAGGACGCGTCATTGCTACCGATATGATCCGCAATGGCCAACAGATACCGCTATGGTTGATTAAAACACAACGAGCTCAGACAATCAAAACATGATTCATAAGAGCTCGATTGGCTTAAAAACAGCAAAACACCTCAGCCGACTACTCCAAGAGGAGCAGGAACCTGATGCTCGTGCCGAGGCTAAGGAGATTCTTGATTTCTATCTAAAAAACTATGAAATTGTACAAATTGTACGATGTGATGGGTGTGGCTCAGATCTCTGCCTGGAAGTGCTTGATCCTGATCAATATGCGATGAACCTCACGCACTATCACCATGAGGGTTTGCGTATGATCGAACTCGCTGGTGCGCCACTATTATCTCGCCGAAAGCGGCTTGATGGTGCTATGGGCTATGAATGTAAATGCGGTAATAACACACTTAACTCAGAGGTAGAGCTTGGCCTAATACCTAGTGTCAAAATTAGAAAAGGTACGACTGTTATGCCCGGTTCCATTCCTACTATCCAGCCCCACCATGAGGCCGCTGTGGCACTCCAAATTGCTAATCAACACTATACGCCAGATGTAACGATTAATGGTGCATTCAAGACTACGGAAACATTTACGGTCGAACGCATAAAGGGGCCAGCTCATGCCTAGCTCTGGTTACGCCACGATCTCGTTTACTGCTGGCGAGCAGCCAACAACCGCAAAGTGGAATCTTGTCGGTAGCAATGACGCGTCCTTCAACAATGGTAACGGGTTTAATGATGGAATTTTGGTACCACGCCACTTTTCTTCGACCGCGGTAAATTCGAGCGTAGTTGATTGGACGACAGCGGGTGGAATATGGTGGCAAGAACTAGGTCGCGCAACTGCCTCGGTCGCTGGTACGACTATTACCATATCATCCATACCAGCACGTACGTATCTCCGAATCTTAGTGAACTTATTACCGACAGCGGCGACGAGTACCGTTAAGTTAATTTTTAACGGTGATTCGGGTACGAACTACGGCTATCGCTTATCGACAAACGGAAGTGCAGATTCAACGGGTACATTTGCTGGTTTACCTATAGATACGGCTGCAAGTCCTGCGAGTGTTATGTGGGTAGAGCTCGAAGGAAACAACAATGCCAGTAAGGCAAAGCTCTTTGTAGGGCACTCGATAGATGAGAACTGTAATCGTCGTGAGCTAAATGCCTTGTGGTCTAACACATCGGCCCAGATCAACAGCATTGCATTGAACACTTCCGTGAATATGGCGGTCGGTTCAGAAATTATAGTATTGGGTCATAACTAGATAGCGTTTTGGTTGACTGTTGCCTCTGTTACAACGTGTAATAGTCGTATGGGTAGCCAAGATAAAAACCTCCGTCAAGTCGCTATTCCGTATTACGGGCAAATCATGGGATATAACCGAGCGGAGCAATCAGACCAAGACGTTTCTATAGCTCAGCTAGTTTATGGATCTGGTGTTGCCCAAGCGGGTGATCTTTACCCATTCACATACAGTAGTGCTCAAAAAGATTTTATGGTGAGAATCCTACGGCCACAATTTGGCCAACTGATTGAGGCGTATTTAAATCTTAGTTTGACGTTCGATACTGCTGAAACCTCGCCAAAATTCTACGTTTCCGCTGGCTCCGGCTATGCAGCTGATGGTACTACCCCGATTGTTCCATCCCAAAGCTATATTCAACAGGCGCATCAAACAATTACCGGACAAACATCCCCGCTTACTGGCGTTGCCGGACAGCCTATGACGCAATATAAGCTAAATATTCTGTCACTATTACCTCTGGGGCCTGGTTCGACCAATTTCAATCCCGATAGTTTTGTTGTGGGTATTCATTTCTTGCAAACGCCAGTTATGACCGGTTTATTTCATTTGCAAAAATTCTTCGTAACAGGAAGTGCATTGGTAATACCATAATGGGCATGCTTGATAAACGTTCGGCGGCAGTACCGTTAAATACCTTTCGCCAGGACTATAATATTATTGCTTTTGTTCCGGGTCGTGGGGCGACTGGTAGCTCGCCGACAGGGGTAACGCGATATACTTATTGGCTCGATTGTGATCCGTTTGATATATATAACCGGAGTCTCATTAGTCAAAACGTTAGTTTTCAGATATTTGCAGATTCATTGCTCTCTACGGCTATTGTTCCTTATATAATTGTGGATCAAAGCGATGATATTCCCGATGAGCAGGTAATTGTAGGTCCTACGTCATTAGGCGGCTCGATAATATTAGCGCCGGGGCAGCCGCCTTACTATCTCAATACCAAATTCCTAGCCCAGCCTATTAACTCTAATTTCCAAAACGATCAGGGTCGCTATAGTATGGCGGGGTATGTCGGACAGGGTACAGGTTTCGGAGGAACGCAGATGGTCGGCCAGGCATTCGTGCCAAAGCAGTCGAAACTAACGGGATTCTCCCTAGCTGAACTATTCCACACCAATATTACAGATCATACTAAATTCTTTAATCTCAACTTTGAGCTATGGAATTCAAACAAGCAGTTTGTGGCGCATATAGGCACTTTGCAGCCAACCTACAACGCGGCGGTGCAACCGTCTGGCTTAACGACAGACAGTAGTTGTACGGCGTATTGTAGCGGCATTACATATAATATCTGTGACGACAGCATAAAACGCTGGATCACTCTTAACCAGGTAAATATACAGCTCAATAGCCCGGTTAATGTTTCACCTGGACAAACGTATTATATAATCGTTCGCCAGGCAACTCTTAGCACTACTAATTATTATTTCCTCGGTAACAATACCAAAAGCACAGGTGCGTTATCAGGATCGGGGCGCTATACTGCCTATGATCAAACAGGCGCAGCAGTGGCTGCACATGCAATTATTGCGGCCGACGGGTCTTCGACATTCTCCAATGTTGTAGATATAAATGGTAATCCGGTCGATTTTCCGTTTACTACCCAAGGGAATACGGGTCGTATAGCCGTGACATTCTGGTGGGGTAATCAGTCAACATCATATTGGTCTACACCGCCGCAAAATCTGCCGGGCAGTTTCAAATTTATTCACCTGGATTTTGACCAAAGGATATAGTATGGGTAGTGAATCAGGGTCACAAATATTTCCGCTTAGCTTTAAAACAGCAGCAATAACCAACCTCGGTCCTGGCGGCAATACGGGTATTGATGCGGTTTATGATAATATCTTAAAACCTCAATATGGTGTAATAGGCTTTCAGCTTTACCAGCCATACAATATGTATGCGGTAAAAAAGATGAAGATGCACTTTAGGTGTAAATTTGCCAGCAGTGTAACGACTCCACAGCAAATCATTAACAAAATAGTGGTTGGCAGTAATGGTAGTGGCTTACCTTCGCCCACCGCGCCATCTATTACCGTGAACTTCACACCGGTTAGTGGTGTACTCGATTTTACAATTGATCTTAAAAGCTTAATTACGCCAACCGGCGATAATATAGTATTTCTTTATTTGCCAAAGGCTCTAGTACCGGGCGATATTGGTTGGTCTGGTAGCTATAACCAAATTCAAGTACAAGTATGGAAGCTCGATATGCTTTATCAGACAGTGGGGATACGATGAAAAAACACCGACCATTCAAACCGACAAAGGCCGATATCAATGAACGCCGCAAACATCATCCAGGTAAACGATTAGACTGGTTGCCTGGCCAAGAGCCGGTATTTGAACATAAAACTGTAACCACTACTGCTTGCGTTATTTGCGGGATAGCCTTTGCCCGGCCTGAAACAGTTTGTAATAGCTGTGGTAATTGCCAAGCATGTGGTGGCATTACAATCGATAGATTTGGAAACTCCTGCAACCAGTGTGGCAATCATATTGATCAGCCACGCTTTGATACCCTCGGGCCTATGATTTATACAAATTAGGCATACCACTATGGTTGAGTTATTTACAACCGTCCGTCAATAATCAAAATATGGCAACGAAAAAGACCGTTACTGAGGAAAGCACAGACGATTCACCCAGCGTAAAGATCGCGGTGATGAATAACGATATCCAGCATATTAATGAAACTCTTGCTCGCATGGAAGGCAAGTTTGATACCGCTATAAATAATTTTGTGACCAATCAACAATTTCTTGATCAACTCGCTGTTACGAAACGCAAGAATGAAGATTATGACAAAGTGATTGAGACTATGCAAGAAGACATTCGCAAATTGCGGGATGCCTACAATGCACAAAAGGGCGCTATTGAGGCACAGAGACGGTATATTTCGATAGGTCTCACAATCTTAGGTATTGCGGTTGCTGCAATAACAACCTATTTAGGGTTACGAAAATGAGTCGTTTTAATGACTGGCTAGGCGGAAAAATAACCGATGGTGTTTCTACTATGTGGTGCGCTTATATATTTGCTGGTCTGGCTATATATGGCTATCCCTATGGCAGTACCGACCCAAAGACAATCGTGCAATGGTTTGCTCAAACATTTCTGCAACTCGTGTTATTGTCCATCATCCTGGTGGGTCAGAAACTCCAATCTAATAAGCACAACGAAATAATCTCTCACGTCAAAAAGATTCATGCCCACTTAGGCATTAAGGAGGATTCATTATGA